TCGAACTATGACGGCTTCGAGGGCAACTATTTCATCGCCGCCAGCGCCAAGGCCAACGCACGCCCGACCGTGGTCGACGGTCAGCGCCAGCCGCTGACTGAGCGCGACGGCAAGATCTACGCAGGCTGCTACGTCAACGCGTCGATCGAGATCTGGGCGCAGGACAACGCCTACGGCAAGCGCATCAACGCGACAATCCGGGGCGTCCAGTTCGTGCGCGACGGTGAAGCCTTCGGCGGTGGCCGCCCAGCGGGTGCGGATGAGTTCGACGAGATCAGCGAAGGCGCTGGCGCTGACGACTTTGCATAAAAAAAAGCCCGCCGAAAGGCGGGCAATGCGTTGGAGACAATCAGTGAAAGCCCCCCGAGTGTACGGGGGGCTCTTTTGGTGAGGGGCCGGGATTAACCCCTACGGCACTGCGGTGCGGCCCCTCGCCAAAGGAACGAAAGCACCCGATGACAATTCTATGGTTTGACTGCGAGACCTTCAGCGAGTGCGACCTCAAGAGCGCCGGCACTCACGCCTACGCCGAGCACGAGTCGACAGAGATCACCGTGGCCCAGTGGGCGATCGACGACGGCGAGCCGGTGGTGCACGACTGCACGGCCAGCGACGGGCAGGACCAGACCGCCGAGCTGATGGGCTACCTCCTGGACCCCACAGTCACCATCGTCGCCCACAACAGCATGTTCGACCGCACCCTGCTGCGTCACTGCTGGGGCCTCGAGATCCCTGTCGAGCGCTGGCAAGACACGATGATCCAGGCGATGGCCCACGGCCTGCCGGGTGGCCTCGACAAGATCGGCCAGATCGTTGGCCTCGAGGCAGACCAGGCCAAGGACAAGCGCGGCCGCGAGCTGATTCAGCTGTTTTGTAAACCCCGTGCAAAGAATTCAACACTGAGGAGAGCGACTCGTGAAACACACCCCGAACAGTGGGCAGAATTTCTTGAGTACAGCCGCCAGGACATTGTCGCAATGCGTGCAATCAGCCAGCGACTGCCCACCTGGAACTATCGCACCGGACACCCCGAGCTTGCCCTCTGGCACCTCGATCAGCGCATCAACGACCGAGGCGTCGCCGTCGATCGCGACCTCGCTCACGCAGCAATTGACGCTGTGGCCCGAGAGCAAAAGCGACTGAAGGAAGAAGTCGTCGCAGAAACCGACGGCCTGGTGACAAGTGTCAGCCGCCGCGATCAGCTGCTGCAGCACATCATTGAGGCCTACGGTATCGAGCTCCCCGACATGCGGGCGGACACGTTGCGCCGCCGGCTTGATGACCCGGATCTTCCGGCCGGTGTGCGGCTGCTGATGTCGATCCGCCTCGAGGCCACCAAGACCAGCACAGCCAAATACGCAGCCCTGGTCAAGGCCACCTCGAGGGATGGCCGACTGCGCAACACTCTGCAGTTTGCCGGCGCACTGCGCACCACGCGGTGGGCGGGCCGGATCTTCCAGCCACAGAACCTGCCCCGCCCTGAGTACGGGTTTGATGAGGAAGCGCAGGACCTAGTCGTCGAGGCGCTGAAAACTGGCTGCGCTGACCTGGTCTACAACAACGTCATGCAGCAAACCGCAAACGCGATCCGCGGTTGCATCGTCGCACCCCCAGGCAAGAAGCTTGATGTCGCGGACTTGTCCAACATCGAGGGCCGCGGCCTGGCCTACCTGGCCGGCGAGCGCTGGAAGATCAAAGCATTCGAGGAGTTCGACCAGGGTAAGGGTGCGGACCTTTACAAACTCGCTTATGCCCGGTCGTTCAACGTTGATGCGAAGGACGTCAGCAAGAGCCAAAGGCAGATCGGCAAGGTCCAAGAGCTCGGCCTGGGGTATGAGGGCGGTGTCGCTGCGTTCCTGACCTTTGCGGTCGTGTACGACATGGACCTCGGCGAGCTGGCCAAGGCAGTCTGGGAGACGGCCAGCGCTCAAGCGCTTGAGGATGCGCAGGGCGTGTGGGGTTGGGCCAAGAAGAACAAGCGCACCCTGGGCCTATCGAACGAGATCTACGTCGCGTGCGAGATCCTGAAACGGGCCTGGCGCGATGCACACCCGGCGACCGTTGCGCTGTGGAAGGCCGCCGGCGAAGCCGTCCGCGCAGCGATCCAGAACCCAGGCGAATCGTTCTCGATTGGCCAGCACCTGAAGGCCCGCCGTGATGGCGCTTGGCTGCGCATTCGCCTGCCCTCCGGCCGCTACCTCTGCTACCTCAACCCGGCGATCGACGAGGACAACTCGATCACGTACATGGGAACAAACCAGTACACCCGCAAATGGGAGCGCCTCAAGACCTACGGCGGCAAGCTCATCGAGAACGCCACCCAGGCGTTCGCGCGCGACATCCTGGCGTACAACATGCCTGCGATTGAGGTGGCCGGCTACTCGATCGTGTTGTCTGTGCACGACGAGCTGCTGACCGAGGTGCCGGACACTGACGACTACAACGTCGATGAACTCAGCCGGATGATGTCCACACCCCCGCCATGGGCGCCAGGCATTCCCCTGGCTGCTGCTGGATTTGAAACACTGAGGTACAGAAAAGAGTAATCACTAACCTTTAGCAGTTGCTACACTAAAGCACTAACTGGAGCCACGACCATGGATGGAAGCGAGACTCGGCAGTACGGTGATGAAGTAAGGCGACTAAAGCTCGGAGACTTGATTCTCTGCCAGCGCTTGGTCAATGGGGAATGGACAACGTTTTGGACGACAGACGGCAACAACGGTCGGGCAGAGGGCGAATCGGGGTTTGCCTGCCGGGTCATGCAGCGAAAGCTGGCCGGGTTGCCCGTGCTGAGGGAAAGGGTCGGTGATGCGTGAGTCGGTGATCGAGGCGTACCTGGCGAAGCGAGTAAAGGAAGTCGGCGGAGAGATACGTAAGGCGCAGTGGATTGGCCGGCGGGGAGCACCGGATCGCCGGGTCATGTTGCCAAACAGGGCACCCGTGTGGGTAGAACTGAAAGCCCCAGGCGAGAAGCCCACCTCGCAACAGCTGCGGGAGCACAACAGGATGAGACGACTAGGGGAACTGGTCGAAGTGATTGATTCAATCGAAGGCGTTGAGGATCTACTGAAATGAACCCACCACGTAACAAAGGCAAGCGATGCATCAAGATCAACGCAATCACCCAGGCCGATCTGATCAAGCGGTTGCTGGAGGGAATCCACAGCTGCCAGGCTTTGGCAGAGCTCACCGGTTTGCACTACGTCACTGTGCTGCAGTACACCCGCGAATTGCACCGCGCAGGCGCCGCACATATCTCGAGCTGGGAAAAAGACGTCCGCGGGCGTGACAGCGTCAAGATCTACAAGCTCGGCGTAGGTCGCGATGCAAAGCGCGAGAAGCTCACAAGCGCGGATCGGCAAGTCCGTGCCCGAGCACGAAAGAAAGCGCACGATCTGACCAAAGTGATGGCAGGCACTGCCAGGTTCGTGCAGTCCGGCAATGGCCGCTTGCGGGTCGAGGCTGCATGAGCTGCCCGCTTTGTAAGGGCAAAGCCCACGTGCTTGAGACCCGCTGGAGCCCTAAGCACAACGCAAAGCGTCGGCGCATGCAATGCCTGGCATGCAAGTATCGGTTCACTCTGGTCGGTGCCGCTTACCGGCGGCCACGAGCCACGTCCGGGAATACCAAGCGTGCGTAGGCCCTTCACTCCCCGCCCCTACCACGGGCTGGCCATGGACCACTTGGCCAGGGTCCCCCGTTCGGCGATCTTCGCAAAGCCGGGCATGGGAAAGAGCGTCATGGCCCTGACGTTCCTCGACTACCTGCACAACGTGTGGGGCGAGGACCGGCCCTCTCTGGTCCTGGCACCCTTGCGGGTTGCCCGTGACACCTGGGCCAACGAGGCCGGCAAGTGGGCCCACCTGACCGGCATCGAGGTGGTCCCGATCACCGGCACGGTGGCAGAGCGCCGGGCCGCCCTGCGCCGACAGGCACCGATCTACACCACGAACTACGAGAACCTGGTTTGGCTGCGGGACGAGTTCAAGGGCAAGCCTTGGCCGTTCGCCACCGTGGTGGCCGACGAGTCCACGAAGCTCAAGGGCTTCAGGCTGCGCCAGGGGGGCGTTCGCGCCCAGGCCCTGGCGCAGGTCGCCCACAAGCATGTCGAGCGCTGGGTGAACCTCACAGGTACGCCAGCCAGCAACGGCCTGGCCGACCTCTGGGGGCAAACCTGGTTCCTCGACGCAGGGGTACGCCTGGGGCGCACGTTCTCGGCCTTTCAGGAACGGTGGTTCCGCCCGAGCAAAGCCGGCCAGTTCACGAAATGGGTTCAAGCGGAGCACGCCCAGGAAGATATCCAGGGGCGGCTGTCCGACATTTGCTTGACGTTGGACCCCCAGGATTGGTTCAACCTTAAGGACCCGATTGTCAACGTGATCGAGGTCGAGCTGCCCTCCTCCGCCAGGTTGGCCTACCGAGAGCTCGAGCGCGAGCTCTTCACGATGATCGAGGACAACGAGGTCGAGGCAATGACTGCCGCGGCCAAGTCAATGAAGTGCCTGCAGCTGTGCAGCGGGGCCGTTTACCTGGACCCCAGCAGAAACCCACCGGGCAGCTGGGCCGAGGTGCACACCGAGAAACTCGACGCCCTCGAGGAGCTGGCCGCCGAGACGGGCGATGACCCGATCCTGGTGGCGTACCAGTTCAAGAGCGATCTGGCCCGATTGCAGAAGCGGTTCCCGGATGGGCTGAACCTGTCCGAACCCCAGGGCATGGCCCAGGCGATGGCCGGCAAGGGCAAGCTGTGGTTCGGCCATCCGGCCAGCATGGGCCACGGGGTCGACGGCCTGCAGTACCACTGCAACACCTTGGTGTTCTTCGCCCAGGACTGGAACCTCGAGTACCACGACCAGGTGCTCGAGCGCGTGGGCCCCATGCGGCAGATGCAGGCCGGCAAGGACCGGCCGGTGTTCGTTCACTACATCGTGGCCCGCAATACGATCGACGAGCTCGTGATGGCTCGCCGGGCATCGAAGCGCAGCGTGCAGGACATCCTGCTCAATTACCTGAAAGGCAGAAAATGATTGACCGAATCGTCTGCTGGTTTTCCTGTGGAGCAGCATCGGCGGTGGCCACTAAGGTGGCTATCCAAGACAACGCTGGGCGCGTGCCGCCGCTGGTGGTGGCCTACACCGAGGTGCGCCAAGAGCACCCCGATAATGCGCGTTTCCTGGCCGACTGTGAACGCTGGTTTGGCCAGCCCATCACGGTGCTACGCAATGCCCAGTACGGGGCCGACATCTACGAGGTGTTCTTGCGCACCCGTTACCTGGTTGGTCCCACCGGGGCGGCCTGCACTCGGCTGCTCAAGAAGGGGGTGCGCAACACGTTCGAGCGACCCGGCGATCGGCAGGTGTTCGGGTTCACCGCCGAGGAGGAGCAGCGCTACCTGGATTTCCAGGAGAACAACCCCGCAGTCGATGTCGACGTGCCGCTCATCCGCCACGCGCTTGGCAAGCAGGACTGCCTGGGGGTCCTGGCCGACGCCGGGATCGACATCCCCACCATGTACAAACTCGGCTACAAAAACAATAACTGCATCGGCTGCGTCAAGGGCGGCGCCGGGTACTGGAACAAGATCCGCGTGGACTTTCCCGAGGTCTTCGAAAAGATGGCCCAGGTCGAGGAGGAGCTCGGTCGCACCATCAACGCCACTCGCGTGGGCGGTGTACGCAAGCGCATAACGCTGCGCGAGTTGGACCCGGCGGCTGGACGCTACGAGGACGAGGCCGACATCTCCTGCGGCGTGGTCTGCAACGGCGTGGCAGATCGAATTTTTATGAACGACATAGCATGAAAGGCAGAAAATGAAAGAGATCCCAAACATCATCAAGAAGGTTCCAACAGGGGCACTGAGCACCCAGGTCGGGGGCGACCACTACAGCAAGCTAAAGATCCAGCCGATGGAATACTCGATGGCCAACAACCTCGACGCCTGCCAGCACACGATCATCAAATACGTGACCAGGTTCAGGGACAAGGCAGGCGTCCAAGATCTGGAAAAAGCACGGCACGTCATCGACATGCTGATCGAGTTTGAAAACAAGAAAGGAATCTGACATGCCCGGAGAATTTGACGCAGCGATCAACCAGGCCCTGGATGACTACCAGGCGATGGCGGCCAAGGCCGCACTGCTGGACCGCCTGGTGGCAATGCTTGCCTCCCCCGCTGCGGTCGACGCTGTCAGCCGCACCAGGCTGCTCGAGTGGATCAAGGACCAGGTGGCCCCGCAGGCTTGACTCCCCTCCCCGCCTCGGTGCATCCTGCACTACGTTCTAGCACTTGCTAGAATCGACGCGAGCACGAATTCCCCCTAGTGCTCTGTGCCATTTAGCAAAATGGCAGGGCACAATATACATTATGCGTATCGAAACGGGGGTTGACGCTAAAGCATCTGCTAAAGGAAACTGTCGCACATGCTTGAGATCAACGCCCGTCCCGGCCGGGATCTACGCGCCCTCGTCGAACGGATCGGCGAGCGCGCCGTGGCCCGGGAGCTGAACGTCCACCCCAAGACCCTCTACCGCTGGCTCACCGGCCGGGTGCACATCCCCGGGCGCCAGCACCTCGCCATCAAGTTGCTGCTCGGCGATCTGCCCGGCACCGAGGGGCGCTGGACTGGCTGGGGATTCGTGCGCGGCGAGCTGGTGAGCCCAGGCGGTGACCGCTACAGCCCGGGCGACGTGCTCGCCCTGGTGCTGTTGCGCCAGCAACTGACCGCCCAGCGCCGCGAGCTCGAAACCCTCAAGATCCGCCTGGCGATCGCCGAAGAAGCCGAACGGCGCCACGCGGGCGCCGCCAATCAGGACCTGGCCCTCAGGGCTTAAGTCTGCGTGCCGACCACGGTGCCGTCGGTCGAGGTCGTCGGCGCGCTGGTCTTGATGTAGAGCTTGCCCGAGTCGACCCAGAGATACGCCCCGTTCAGCATGATCGGGTTCTCCCAGGTGCCGCCGAAGTCCAGGTGCGCCCCATTGGGCACCTGCGCCAGGCACTTGCCCGAGGTGCTCCAGCCCAGGCGCAGGTTGCGCGCCGTGCCGTTGGCCTCCCAGATGCGCAGGCTCGAGCGCCCTGCACCGCCCTGGCTGTTGGTGCCGTCGCCGAACAGGTTCAGGTCCTGCTCGCCGTCGGTGGCGTGGTTCAAGTGGTTCAGGCGCTTCAAGCCGTCCAGGCGCTGGCGGTCGCTGATCAGGTTGTCACCCGCGGCCCCGGCCTCAATGGTCGAGGCGGTCGCCGAGTTGAACACGCCGGCCAGGCGGTTGGTGCTGGCGGTGGCCTTGAGCACGTAGGCCTTGGCGCCGGCGCCGGGCTCGCTGGTCCAGGTGAAGTCGTTCAGCGTGCCGTCGATGCGGATGTCGATCGAGTTGGTGCCCGCATCACCGCCGGCGGTGGCCGTCAGCGTGCCGGCCTGGCTGAACCAGTTGTCGACGCCGCGGTGCTCGTCGGAGTCCTCGATGTAGATGCCGTAAACGTAGCGCTCGAACAGGTTGCCGCTGATGATCTGCGCATTCGGCTGGTGCAAGCCACCGCCCGAGTCGCCGTTTTTCAGGTCGATGTGGATGTGGCCGATGTCGAAGTGACAGCCCACCACACGGTTGAAATAGTTCGAGTAGGTCGCGGCCCCGGCCACCGACTCGGTGCCGGTGAAGCGCAGGCTCACCTTGGTCGCGGTCTCGCGGTCGGCCTTGGCCGCACCGCCGAAGATGTGCATGCCGTCCAGCGTGTTGGCAAGCGTGCTGGCCGTGCGGTTGCGCACCAAAATGCCGGCCGTGCCGTTGCTGTAGTCCAGGCGCCCGCCGCGGATGGCCGAGTCGCGCCAGCCGTCGATCAGCACCGCAAAGCCTGCGCTGTCGTAGCCCGACACGCTGCCGGTGACGTAGGACTTGAGAATGGTGGCCTTGCTCATCACCACGTCGACGCGCGCCGCGGTGCCGGCGCTGCCTTCGATCTTGAGCTGGGTGTTCAGGCGGAACGTGCCAGGACCTAAGTAGACCGCACCGCCGGTGCCCTTCGCTTCGTTGATAGCCGCCTGGATCTGCGGGGTGTCATCGGCCGTGCCGCCCAGGGGCGTGAGGCCAATCATGTTACGAGGTACGCGGGTGGTCATTTACTCCCTTTCAGCGCGGCTGCAGCCGCAGGAATGATTTTCTCGGCCGAGCGGCCGATCACATAGCCGCCGAGGCCCAGCTCGACGATGTCCCAGAGCTTGAGGTACTCCTCAATGCTCAGGCCCGGGGCGGCCCAGCCGAACCAGCGCGCCACGATGAGCCCGCCAAAGGTCAGCATCAGAATCGGGCGCCAGTTGGCGGCGAGCCAGTGCTCGCTCGCGGCCTCGGTCTTGACGATCTCGCCGCGCACGGTGAGCTCGGTGAGGTCGCCCTTCTGCGCAAGCTCGAGCAGCGCGAGGCGGGCCTGGTCGCGTTTTTCAGGGTCAGGCCACAGCCGGTCGATGAGCTTGCCACCGACGTCCAAGGCCGCAGAGATAGGATCAAGTGCCATCATGCCCCCATCAAGTTAATGGCCACCCGCCTGGCCCAGCCTTTTCCAAACGCGGGCCAAGTGTTGAGCTCGGTCATGAACAGCAGCCGGGCACCGTTGAATCGCGCCACGAACCGCGAGCCAGGCATCGACTGGATGGCCTGCAGTGTCTTAGGTCCGAGCACGCCGTCGGCCGTCTCCCCCACCGTGCGCTGCAGCGTCTTGATCGCCGCTTTCACGCCGGAGTTCACGGCCATGTCGAAGAGATCAAACCGAATGGCGTCGGGCACCGCATCGCAGCCGGCCGGGCCCCAGTAGTCACGCAAATAAATCGCCTTCGCCCGGGCCAGGGTAAGGTTGGCAATGTCCTCGCCCGGGTACGCCCGCTTGCTGATCCCGTAGCGGGTCTCCCCGCCTGGATCTCGTGGGTCGTTGACATAGCCACCCTCGTGGCCAATCAACCGGGTGAAGGCGTCATCGAAGTGCATCAGCTGATCTTGACGTGTTGGATCACCCAGGTGGCGGCGCTGCCCAGTGTGCCGGCAATACCGGCGATCATCGCAACCGCTCGCCACCCACCCTTGGCCTCGGTCAGGGTGTCGCGCACTGAGTCCATCGACTTAGCCAACTGCTCGAGGGTGCTGGCAAGTCGGTCGAGGTCTCGACGTTGCGCAACTACCTCCGCGCGCAGTTGTCCGAATTCAATGGGGTCAATCATGATGGTGTCCATTAGTTCAAGTCTCTTATCTAAATCTTTGAGTTCGCGATTCACTTGCTTCACGGTTTGCCAAAACACGTTCGTCGCAGTGCTCGCGTTCTGAGCCATTCAAGCCTCGTTACAAAATTGCGACCTTAGCGAAGCCCGGGGCTGTGAGCGGAACGGTCACCGTGGCCTCGAGGATGGTCTGCTGCTCTGGTGTCATGCTGCGCGCTTTCATACGGGTTGCCGTATGGTAGGTGTGCGTGCCGCTGACACGGACACCGCAGGCAAAGAAAAGCCCGCACTGGGCGGGCTGTCGAGCGACCTTTTAAGTGGGGCTTACAAGCCGGTGCCAGGCGTGATGTAGATCGTCGTGTTGCTTGCGGCCAGGCCGCTGAAGTAAGTGTCGACGTCGAAGCTGAAAATCTCGACGGCGCCAGGCACCAGCGGGATGCCGGCAGCCGGGCTGCCAGAGGTCGCAGCGACGGCCGCGGCAGCAGCCGCTGCAGCACTGGCGCCGACGCCCAGGTGCACGGTCACGCTGCCCGCGTTGATGATGCGGTACTGGCCGGCAAACGCCGCCTTGGCGGTGGAGCTGGCGCCGGCCTGGACGCCCGTGGGCGCAGTGGCGGCAGCGGTGATGGCAACCGTGTTGCCCAGGGGTTTGAATGCGTTGTCCATGTCATGCACCTTTCAGTTGTTCGGCTGTTGGTCTTTCAAGAGTGGGATGGTCCCACTTGGCGATGTATTCACCACGGCCGTCTTTGTCATCTTGCAAGATGATGGTGGTCGAGAACGCAAGCGCATCGCCTTTGAGTTCGGGGTATATCTGTGTGATCTGTTCGTAGAGGTTCATCATGCACCCCGCACCAAAGTTGCTTGGAAAATGACCGATGTTGCGTTGACTGACGCGACACCGCCTTGAATGCCGTACAGCTCAATGTAGTCGGTTGACCCGTTCAAATACACAAGCGAAGTTCCTGTAACGATCAAAGGGTAATCAATGCCTGCGCTGTATCCACCTTGAATCGTTCGCGTGTAGCTTCCGTTTTTGTACGTGTTCATCGAAGCGTAGGCAGTGCCAGGCGCATACATCTGGCTGTTGATCAAGTAGTAGCCAGCAACGGTCGGCTGGAACCTTGAGTTGGCAACATCAAAAGCGCCAGACGTATCAAAGTCCTCGTTGTTGACGGTGAGCTTTGTGTAAACGTTCTGCGCCAGCGTGGTGGCGACAGAAGAATAGGCCTGTACTGTCGGAGGGTTGTCCGTGCCAGTTCCTCCTTGAGAAACTGGCATTGGAAGAATTGACCTGAAGGCTTTAAGCATTTTATTTTCCTTTGACAAATGCAAGGCCGGCCAAAGCAACAGCCGTTGCTGGTCCGGTCGTCACTGAACCCTGCAGGTCCCAAACACTGGTGCTGCCCTGCTGCACCCACCTGAACGTGACAGTGCCTGCCCCAAACACCTGGGTCGGTGTGTCAGACGTTGAGGAAAACGCGACCGTTGTGAATCCACTCAACTGGTCAAGTGATCCGCCTGTGTAGAGGTCTTGGAATGCGACAAGAAAATCCACCTTGATCTTGGTAAGGTCGCCTCGGAAACTTGCCTCGCAGATTTTTGTGTACCCGCTGTTCGTGAGCGTTACTGCGACATTTGCGCTGTTGAACGATGCGCCACCACCACCACCACCAACGTCAGTGAATGCCGCAAGCGGATACGCCGCGCTGCGTGCATCGCTGTTGGTGGCAATGCGCCCGCGGTAGAGGTATTCGTAGGCTTCATGGGCGGTATCGAACTGCACGATCTGCATCGCACCAATCCGCACGGTGCTGGATGCGCCAAACGAATTCATAGAGAAACCAGCGCCGGTTACAGTAGCCTTCTTCACGAAGCTGTACTGACGCCACTGGCTGTGGTCGATCAGTTGAGCCGCTGCCATGTTGGTTGCGTACACATAGGCATTGCTACCAGAGACCAACCGTGCCTGGTAGCTCACGGCGTAATACTTGCCCACCGTCGCCGTCACATCAGGGACGATTCGCGCAGCACTTCCGCTGACGACGTATTCACTGCAAGTGTTGAACGTCATGCCGTCAGACACGACCGAACCGGTATAGCCACCACCGCCGCCAACGATTGGTGCAGTACCGGAGAACCCGAGTAAGACGGTGTAATCCTTGACGGGTGCAGCTACTGCCCCAGGAACCGTATTTGTGACGGCGGTGTAAGCGGCGTCGCTGTTGTCAGTCGTAGATGCGTAAGGAGCCAGCGTCAGGTTGGTATCCATTCCTGTGGTGTAGGCCCAGCCATCAACCGCAAACGTACTAGATGCGTCCTTGCTGAGATCAAAAATTCCGGGGGTGAGCGTGTCAGTACCGCACTTATCAGCGATCAGGTTTGTGCCGTTAAGCAGCGTGAGCTTGCCAAGGTACATGCCTTTCGCGACTACGCTCTTGATGCCAGATAAGTAAAGATCGCGGGGCGCGCCGACAATCGTGCCAGTCAAACCGTCAATGGTGATTGAGCCGCCAGTTGCGTTGGCCTCAAACCAGCAGTTGTCAAACACGAGATTAGGGAGGTAGTCAAACGTAGCGTCCGCCAGTGCCACCACGGCGTAGCCTGAATTACCCTCGATGTCCACGTTGTTGAACACCCAGCCGCCCTTGCCGAGCTTTCTGTCCTTGATAAAGATGTCGGCCAACCCAGCGTAACCCCAAGCCCCGCCGTACCAGTTGTCGAAGCCGGTGTGCATCTGCGCCGCGCCGCCGCTTGCGTAGTCGTCGGACTGTGCATAGAAGTTGTAGTCGTTGTTCTGGACGCGGCAGTTGTAGTAGTTGTTCCCGATGTTTCCGCAGGTCTTGAACACGCCTTTGCTGAAGCCGGTGATTTCGACGTTCACGAAATCGACGCGCCCGATGCGCTCATTGCCCGAGGCGTAAGAAGCCGGATCGCCAAAGGTAAATCCGTTGCCGACTCCAGTGCCTTGGAGCGAAACATCGCGGATGCTGCTTCGCCTCCAGAAATTCGCATCTCCGGGGTCGGCCATGTTTTTGAATGCAGGCAGGCCGGTGTTATAGGGCTTGATGATGGCCCTGCCCATGCCTGATCCGACAAGGTTGAACGTGCTAGTGGAGACGGCGATGTTTGCCAGGTAGGTGCCATCCGGCAGGTACACCTGCTTTCCGGTAGCAAGCGCGGCGTTTACTGCAGCAGTGTCGTCATCAATACCATTACCCTTGGCCCCAAAGTCCTTGACGCTGACAACCTCTCGCAGCTTCGCTTCCGCCGTGCGGTCAACCGCACCCGTGCCAGCCTGACGGAACCTCACGTCGTAAGAATCCATCGACGGACCCGACGCAATGCCTTCACCAAACCGGGCCAAAATCGTGACCCCGTTAGGGGGTGCGCTGGTGAACGCAAGCACGCCATCAACCAGCAGGTAATCCGTGCCTGGGGTTTGCGTGACGCCACCAACAGCCACGTCCAGGTTACCCAGCGTTACGGGGTCCGTGGACAGCGTGAACTGCGTCGTTGTGCCGTCGCCGGTGAACGTGTCGTAGCGGAACGTCGCGAACGCCAGCGAGGTGGCAAGCTCGGAAAGCGGGTAGTTCTCGAGGTTGTCGCCGTTTTCACTCCAGCCGATGATGTTGCTGGCGGCGGGGGATGGCAGCGAAGGGCTCACACCGCTGGTGACCGGCACCGTCAGCGCGCGCCCCACGTTCTCACGCAACTGCTGGATCTGCATCGTCAGCCGGTCAAGCTCGTTCTCGAGCGCCAACGGACTGAAATTGCCGCCGGCCGGCAGGTCGAGCGGCTGGTCATAGGGCAGGTTGCCGACGATCACCAGGCGGCTGCCAATGGGCAGCGGCGTGCCGCTGATCGGATAGGTGACGGTGCCGCCGGGGCTCGTCTCCTGGTTGGCGTTCAGGGTGACGTTGTAGTCGGCACCATAGTTGAGCGCAGTCTCAACGCCCAGGCTGTTTGCGATCGTGACGGCGATGTCCGTCGCGGCGAACACTTTGAACGTGAACGGCCAGCTGGTTTGCGAGCCGGTGCCAAGGAGTGGCCCGGCCTTGCGCTCGGTGGAAGGGGTCGTCATGCAGCGGAGCTCCTACGGGTTACCAGAATGGTAGGCGTGGGAGCTCCGCTCACGGACACATCAGCGTTGCTTGCTCTCCGGGCTTGCGCTGCCCGTCACCAGGCCACGGGCCAGGTCCGCCGGGCCAGTCGGCTCGATGCGGTTGTCGGCCATGCCGGCCAGGTAGCCGAGCGGCCTGGCGAAGGCGATAGCGGGGAGCCCTGTCACGATGCTGACCGCGCTTGCCACGTCGCGAACGGCGTTGCGGGCGTTGAGCTTCTCGGGGTCCGCGATGGCTTTGTAGACGTCCATGGGCACGCCCACCGCGGACTCCAGCAAACTCACCGCCGGCGACAAGCTCATCTTGTCGTCTGCAGGGTTGCTGTTGAACCGGTTGATGGACGCGTTGACCAGCTGCCCGATGAACGGGACCATCGCCATCGTGCCCTTGATCGTGCCAATGCCAAACACGGCAGCGAGCCAGTCGTCCAGGTAGCCGTCGTCGTCCTTGTCCTCAGGGCCCCCGCGCATTGCGATGGCGATCGCCTCCGCCATCCAAAGCGGGGCCATCATGCCAAGCGTGAGAATTCCCAGGGCTTTACCGGCGCCCTTCCTGAGGCCCTGCTCCTGTGCAATTTGCTTGAGCGCGGTCGCGTTCGTGTTGGCCATCATGTTGAAGTAGCCCACGAACTGCGTGAACACTCGAGCGTAAGCCGGGCCCGTCTCGATGCGGCTCACGTCCTCCGGCAAGGTAGAACCCTGCGTTTGGCGGATGAGCGAATCGGCGTACTTCACCGCCTCGGCATCGTCCATGTTCTTGGCCAGAGCCGCGTTGTAGCCGGCGGTCCAGATGATCGGCTCCATGGTGTTGGCCATGGCCGACTGCAGGAAATAGGAGTGCTTCTGTGCCCAGGCCTGGCTCTTCTCGTACAGGCTGGGATCCAAGAGGATATCGTCCATCGCTCCGTTCATTGCCGCGATCTCGTTGGCCATGCGCGACGCCATGAAAGGACTGGCAGCCGCCACTTCTCGGGCCATCTTTCGCGGGTTGGTGATGAACATCGCGGTCGACCGAGTGAGCTGCGACTCAAGGCCGTCGGCCTTCAGCTTGGCCATCGCGGTCAGAAAGCCGGTTGTCTGCTGCAGGGTGTTACTGATGTTGGCAAACATGAGCGCCATACCTGCCCTAGACCTGGCGACGGAAAGCACGCGAGAAATGCCACCATCGCCCACGATCGGGGTCTCGACGATCTGGCGCGCGCTGCGGTTGAGCCAGGGCGTCAGCATGCCGGCGTAGATCGTCGGGTCAATGCGGCCCAGGCTGTAGCTCACGCCCTTGCGCGAGAGCAGCTTGTTGACATCGCGCACCGCGGGTTCCATGTGCGTGAACAGCAGCACCTTGTCGAGGTGCTGGCCGATCGTGCGCAGGTCCAGCATCAGGGGGCGGTTGTACTCGACCCGGCCCTTGGTGAATCCTCGATTGGTGCTCGGGAACGAGAACGACATGTTCTCGTTTTCGGTCGTGGCCAGGTCGCGCAGCGCTGCGTCCTGAACAATGCGCGGGTCTGCCTGGGCGGGAACGTAGCCGCCGGCGTAGGTGCCGAACGGGGTATCGAAACTGTCGGCAGTGACCTCGGCAAAGTAACGCCCGAACACGTCGCGGTGAGTCTTTTGCGCTGCAGGCTTGGTCTCCTCCAGCAGATTCCACACGCCCTGAGCGAAGTCGTAATGTGCCTTGGTCAGGAGCCCCGTGTCTTGCGCGCGCTTGACGAAGGCGTCCCACTTGCTGGTGTCCATCGTCCCGTCGGCGTTCTCTGTCGCCCAGCCACGGCCCAGCAGCAGCTTGCGCTTGTTGCTCTCATTGCCCGTGTGCAGGATCGCGTGCAGCAGCTCGGCGTGGCCGATGCCGTTGTGCCCCTTGCCGAAGGTGTAGCCAAGCTCGGGCGCCTCGATCAATCCCTTCTTGAGGGCTGGCGCCACCGTGTCGATCAATGCCTGATAGCGTTTGCGGTACTTCACCCGTTCGGCGCGGTAGGTGTCGGCGGCCTGCTTGACGGGCTGGAACACCAGCCGGGTGAACTCATTGCCCATCCCTGCAGCCCACTGTTCCGTGCGGCGCAGAAGGGACCCGGCGAACTGCAGCGTCCGCTTGGCCTTCTCCGAGGGCGTGATGGCGCTGGACTCTCCCGGGATGGAGTCGGGCACGCCGATCGCCTGCATGCGGGCCTGGAGATCGTCCTCGGCCTCTTGCATGTCGATCAGGTTGCCGTCGACTTCCATCATTCGCGAGCGCTTGGCCAGGTGCCACATGGCCTGGATCTCTTCGTGCAGGCCGCGCAGCTCCTCCATCGTCAGCGACTCGAGGGGCTGCGCCATGTTGAGCGCACCCTGCACACTGGGCTGCAGGGCTGCGAACATTGCCGGGTCGTTCTTCTCGACCAGGGCCATGTACTCGATCGCGTTCTTGCTGGCCCGGGGTGCTGCGCCGTAGGCACCGAGCACCGCGCGAGCCGCGTTGACCACGTCCGGGTCGCGGCCCTTCTCGACGATCTTCTCGTTGCCGTCCTTGTAGACGCGCTTGAAGAACTCGAGGATCTGGCGCATTTCGGCCTGGGCTTCCAGCGCAGCCTTGGCGGCGGCGTTGTTGAGCACCTGGTCCTGCTTGGCTTTAATTGCCTCGGCCGTCTCGCCCTTGGCGGTGTGCTCTTGCCAGCGCTTGCCGGCGCGTCGCTCGGCGGCCGTGTGCTGCGCGGTTTTGCTCTTGAGGTCGCGCAAGGGAGTGCCTGCGACCACGTTGGCGGCAAACTGTTTGGCCGCTTCCATCAGCGCGTTGACCGTGATCTTGTTGCCTGCCGCGTTGAGCTGACCGGTGTCGGTACGGGCGTTGATCGCTTCGGCCTGGCTCTTGAGTTCAGTGGCCAGCGAGCGGGCGCGGGCCTCGTTGTGGACCGCTTCGTTTGCAGCCTGCTCGATGGCGCGCTGGTCGACCAGGTCGCCGTGCTGCTCGAGCATGCGCTGGTCGGTCAAGCCGGCGATCACATCGGCAATAGGCTCGGCGGTTAACAAGGCCTGCACCAATTCGTCGCCGTTCTTAAACCCGAACATATCAGCGACGATGTCGGGGTGTGCGCCGTCCTTGCCGGCGAGCTTCTGTTGTACCAGTGGCTTCCAGTCCAGCAGTGCGTAGCGGTCGCCCTCGCCGGTGTAGGCTTCTTCAAGTGCTGCGATTGAGAGTTTGGTGTCGGTGCGCAGGAACTTGCGCGCGGCGTAGACCGGCTGGGCCTCAACCTCGGCAGTGACCTCCTCCTCCACGCTCTTGCGCAATTCGGCGGCCTGCTTCTGCAATGCTTTGATCGCCTTGCTGCGGGCGTTCACGGTCCACTTCAGATCACGCAGTGACCGGGCGCTGAGTCTCTCCACCGCCTCGGCATCGGCGTCCTGATCAGGCAGCAAGCCTGCGACCTCGTTGGCCTCGGCGATCTGCGCCTCGCTGGCCAGCATCCGGTCGAACACCTGGCGCACTTCGTCGGACAACTGGATATCGGTGGCGCCCTGGCGGCTGTCCACGAACGCTTTGATCGACTTGTAGACGTTGAGCATCCACGCGCGGAACTTACGGAACAGCGGCTGCAGCTCCAGGCTGGGGGCTTTGCCCTCAAGGAGGTACTGCTCGAAGGATTCTGCAAAGCGCTCGTGGTACGGGCGCTTCTCGTCCAGGGTGTAGCTGTTCCAGGTTGCGAGGTCGGGCACGCCGAACCACTTCATCAGCGCGGCCATGTCCTGCTGAATATCCGCGGGGGCCCCTGGCTGTGTCGCCAGGTCGGCCATCACCTCGAGGAAGAAGTGGCCGGTCTCGTGCAGGAACGTGGAGAGGTCGGCGTTCTCGTTGAGCGCCAGTTCGAGGGTGCTTGGGTTAAACGTGCCGCGGGGGCCTTGGTTTAGAGCTCCGTCGTCTTGTCCTGCGGCGGTGTCTGCTGCGGGTTCTGTTCGCCCGGCATCGGTTGCACGCTGTTGAAGGGGTCCGCCTGCATCGGCAAGCCCGGCAGGAGCGACATCTGCTGCATCAGCGCGTCGACCGTACTCGTTGAGGATTTCGTCGTATCTGCCACGGTTTACTCCTTCGGCATCAACCCATGGGCTCGCCTTATTCTGCGAGACCTTGAAGTCTTTTGGCACCACCCCTTCTTTGGGGTCACTGATCCTGCCCTGAAACTCAGCAGCTTCAGCAGGTGCTAAAATTATATACCCACTGCCGTCCAGCAGGGGGATCTGATACTGGCCGTCGGCACGGTACTCGAAGTTGTAGCCGTAGGTGTCAAATTTGCCCTGGCGCACAGCCAGGTCGGGGCGTGGCGTCTGGGTGTCCAGCGCCTCAATCGTCGGGTGGCCGATGGCCTGCGACGATTCAATCAACCACGAATCCCAGTGGAACGCACCAAGCGTGCCATCGCCTTGATCGGTCAGGCCGGCGAGCTCGTACCCCTTTTGCACCGACTGTGTCATGCCGCGGGCCAGCGCCTCGTACACGGCCAATCCAAAGTGACCCTTTCCCGCGGTGGCCAGGCCGTTGTCGTAGATGTTGCGCTGGCCTGCGCGCTCCCGGTACTGGTCGCCCCACAGGTGAGTGAATTGCACGCGGTCGAGGACCAGCGTGTCCCAGCGACCCGTTACCAGCAGCGCGAACGACAGCACCTTGTTCTGGATGCCCAGGCTATCGCCCAGCGCGAAGAATTCGCGACGCACCTGGTCGGTCGACACGTTTTGGTCGGCGATGAAGTTGTGCAGGCGCGTGAGCTGCGTGACGCCGTTCTCGTCCTTCTGAGACATCTTGGTCAGCAGGATGCGGCCGAAGTCGTTGGCGTTGGAGGTCACGCCCGCGGAAGGGCTGACGCCGCCCTTCTTGCTCGCCATGAACTCCGACGACCATTTGACGTAGCCTTCGCTGTCGGCCTCAGTCCAGGTGCCGTTGACGGCCTTCTCAATCCACTGGTCGACGCCACCGTTGACCAGGTCCATGTAGGCGGCCTCGTGCGGGTAGGCGCCGGCCTTGCGCGAGAGCATGGCCCACAACAGCAGGCGCCCCGTGATCACCGGCGTGGCGCGGCCTTCGATGTATTCCTGGCGGATCTTTGCACCGAGCTCGAAACCTGCACGGCGCGAGGCGAGCTGGTCGGGGCGCAGGCGCGAGAGATAGTCGGCCACGGCCTGGGGATCTTGCGCGTACTTGAGCGCGTTGTAGGGCACGCCAAGCACGCTGCTGTCGGCCACCAGCAACGACATGAACTTGCGCCAGGCGTCCTCGCTTGCCAGGGGGTCAGGGACCTTCTTGAAGATGGCGTCGAGTTTTTCGTAGTTGCGACGCGCCAGCGAGGCTTTCGGCGAGAGCGCGATGGCGGCCTTCTTGATGGCGTCTGTGACGCGCGTCTTGGCTTTTTCCAACGACCACTCGGGCAGCGCGCCGGGCGTCTGGTTGAGCACCTGCTGCGGCTCGCGGATCATCGTCTCCGAGACCGCGAAATCCTTGTTGCGCCCCTTGTTCTCTACAAACCCGAAGCGCTTGTAGAACTCCATCAGCCGTTTCTTGTTGCCGCCAAAGTCAGCCGACGGCGAGAGCACGACGCGCTGGCCCGTGCGGTCGGCGTAGTCAACCAAGGCTTGCAGCGCAGCGGTGCCGGTACCCTGCTCGCGCTGGCCTTGAGGCACGACGATGCGCGACAAGGTGATGACGCCGCGATTTTCATAGACGTCGCCGGTGATGCTGGCCGCGTCCCACTGCGCAGTGACGTCGGCCAGCGTGCCACCGCCGGCGTTGAGCACCCCACCCTGCCCCGTCTGAGCCGCGATGCGCAGCGGATACTTCTCGGCCATCTGCTCGGGCGTCATGCCCATGCGGCCAGCCATGGTGGTGTAGAACGCAGCGGTCCAGGTGGCGTAGGCCTCGTTCACCTGCGCACGGAACCGGCCCGCGGTGTTGAGCTGGTCGAGCACGCCCTGCTTCACTCGGTCGCTCGACTCTTGCATGGCCTGCTGGTCCGCGGCCTGCTGGATTACTTTCTGAGCTTCCTGCGCAAGAAACTCCTGCGCCTTTTCGGCGGCCTGGTTGGCCTCGACCTGGGTCATTGCCCGTGGGTCACCCACGCGGCCATTCTCGACCAGTACCTGCTCGAGGGGCGTGCCTGGCGCAATCGTCAGCACGTCACCCGTCGGGATCGAGACCACATCGTTGGCCGCAAGCGCGTCGGGAATCTGATCGCGCACGGACTGCGGCAGCTGGGCCAGGACCTCCGGCGCCAGCTGGTTCAGGACCTCGGCATCGATGTAGATCTCCGAGGGTGCACCCTCGGCGTTGTCGGCCATGGCCTGGACGACAGTGCGGAATTGTTCGGGGTTGCGCTCGCGAAGCGCTGACGGCGCGGCCGCGTTGAACAGGTCAACAAGTTGCTCGGCGCTGGTTTGCGCGGTGTTGATCTCGCTGTAATGGTCGCGCACACGGCTGATTGCCTGGAAACCTCCGCCCATCGCGAAGCCGGCAACAACACCCTGCGCCGCGGCCTTTCCAACCCCTTGGCCAAGCGGCTTGTCGTTGGCCCAGTTTTGCCACATCTGCTCTTGGATGGACTGTGGCATTTCCTCAAACAGCCCCTCGGAAATGCCACTCTTGACCAGGCTCGAAACAAATCCCCGCTTGATTGTCTCGGCGACCTCAGGGTTCAGGCCCCGTGACACCAGCGCGGTGTCGATGTCCTCGATGCCCAGGCGGCGAGCGACGCGCCCACCGAAACCACTGAACAGCGCGGTGCCTGCACCGGTACCTAGTGCAGCAAGAGTTTCCTTGGCACCAATCAGTCCGTCGGCGTTCTCACCACGAAACTGCTCGGCGGCGTAGCCCCCAGCGATTGCACCCTCACCGAACGCGCTGGCCACCAGGGTTGCTGTCTTCTCGCCAAACTGGCGCGCCATCAGTCCTGGGAGATTGGGCCCGATCATCGCCGGGCCCACGGCCTTTGCACCGAGACCCAGTACCGTTCTGCCGATAGCCGCCCCGCCTAACATCTGAGGCAAGGACTCCCCTACCAAAGTGGCGATCGTGCTGGGATTCTCTAGCATCGCGGAAAGGGTCTGCGTAAATCCCTCTACATCCGCGACGCGCTTGTTTGCAGCCTGCTGGGCGGGGCTATAACTCAGCAGGGTCTCGCCCTCCTCGCCAGACAGAATTTCCTGCGTGCGTTTGAAGTCAACGCCAAGAGCTTGAAGCCCTTTGCCAAGATAGCCGCCACCCAAAAGGGGTTCACCACGCATTCCCCTTACCGCAAGTGAAACCGGGGAAAGAGCAATACCCAGGTCGGCCAGGCCGACAATCGCTTGCGGCAAACCAACGGCACCCTTCATCGCGACGGTGCCAATGTCTTTGAGCGTACCCGTAAAGGTCCGCTCGACGTTGGCCAGGTTGCCGATGTCATCGTGCGCCTGCTTGGTGAACGACGGATCAACCAGCTGACGCGCAAGAATTGGCGACTCTTGCGCCATGCGCGCCAGGTCCAACATGCGTGCCTGCTGTTTGCGACGCACTTCTTCCTGGTTGCGCTCGACAAAATTCAAAGACAAGCCGGTACTGTTGGCCAGCTTCTGCGCCTCTGCCGCCTGATCGGGATTTGTTTCTAGCGCCTTCTCGAAGACGGTGCGAACCCGTTGCTGCCGTTCGGTGGCAATCTCGGTGACGGCCGCGTCGTAGGGGTTGACCGCGGGGGCGCCCGCTGGCTTCGGCTGGTTTTCTTTCCAGGCATCAACAGCTTCGTCGTAGGGGTTTGTCATTGTTTTGCAGCTTTCTGCGCTTGAGCTGCGCGGTATGCCGCCCACTCTTCCGCGGATGCGTAGATCGAAGGCGGCCTAAGCGCTGCGCCTGGGGCCGGGGCACGGGTTTGGGGTGCTGCAGCGGGTGCGGCCACAGGTGCAGCAACAGGTGCAGCGGCGGGTTTCTTCACCCGCACGTAGACCTCAGCGATCGCTTGCTCGGAAACAGGTTCGCCCCTGCGTTGCAGCGAGGCGATGATCTGCTGGCGGTCATTTAGCGGGATGGATGAGAGTTTTACTTCTTCACCATTGACCTCAACGTAGGCGTTCTTTTGCTCCTCCGGCGTAAGCAAAATCAAAGGCTTTTGTGGATCGCGGCCAAATTCAGAGACAAAGACCTTGTCGAGCACAACGCGGTCGACGATGCCCTGCTTTTCGTCTGCGGTCAGGTCCTTGCCGCCCTTGGCAGCGGAGGCAGAGCGCACGCGGCGGTCGATTTCGTTGGTGATCATGGCGGCCTGCTCGGGCTTCTTGCGCTTGTCGATACCCAAGCTCACGATCGCAGCGTTGATGCGTCCCTCGTCGGTAAGCATGCTGTCCTGCTTGACGCCCCCGGTGCGCACGGCCCCCTGGATGTCGAGCAGCTGCTCCATTTCGGCCTTGCCAATTTTCTCGGTGTAAGCGCGCAGGTCCACGGTCTCACCCCGGGCGAGCTTTTCGCGGACGTCGATGTAGGCAAGCATGTTGGTCTTTACCGGTGTGCCGGCAGCCAGGCGATCAGCGCGGGTGCGCTGCGATTCGGCGAGCTGCGCGCGCTCGCGCCCGTTCATGCTGGAGAGGATCGTCTCGGGGATCTTTTGCCCGCGCGAAAACATCTGCCAGGCCTGGTCGGAGGCTTGGCGCTCGGCCTCGGCCTCGGCCTCTCGGACCAAGGCGGTGTTGAGTTTGATCTGGGTGATCGTCTTTTCGCGGCGCTGCGGGTCGGTAATCTTGGCCGCCTCGGCCAGCTGCTCTTTGAGGGAAAGCGTCGCGAGCTCAGCGGCCTTCTGCGTAGCGAACTGGTTGTCGGCCTCGCTCTTGACGATCGCCTCCAGGCGGGGCTGCTGATCGGGCTTGATCTCGCCGCGCTCGATCGCACCGTTCAAGTAGACCTGCGCCGCGGCGGCGTCCTTCTCGGCGAGCTGCGCGATGACGGCGGTGTTGAACTGGCCGAGGCGCGCGTTGCGCGCGGCGTCGCGCTGGTCCTTGTCCCAGTTCTTGCGCCGCCCCTGCTCGTCGGTCAGCTCACGGATGCGCTGGGCTTCACCCGCGTAGTCTCCCGTCTTGAGCGCGTTGACGGTGGCGGTGTTAGCGGCGGCCTCGGTCGTGCTGTCGGCGTACCGCTCCTTTTCAGTGAACTCGTGCTTGCCGGCCTGCTCTAGCGCAAGCGTCTGGCGGCGCGACAGTGTCTTGCCGACCATGGCCTGGGCGCGAGCGTCAAGACTCCCGCCGTAAGTCTTGGCGGCGTCTTTCCACCAGGCATCCACCGCTTTGGTGTAGCCGTCCGCGGCTTGGTTGGTGTACTTGCCTCGGTTGTCGTCTTCCCACTGGTCCCACGCGCGGGTCAGTTGGGTGTCGACCTCGTTGGCCTTGCTTTCGGCAGCGCGCAGATCGATGCGATCCGCGACGTCGGCCACCTGGCCCAGGCCTTGCGCCAGCGCGCGGGCGCCCGAGCTGACGTCGGGCGTGTTCTGGAAGACAGGCTGCAGTGCCTGAGTGCGGACCTGGCGGTCGTTATACAGCGGCACTGTTGGCATGCTGCTTCCCCCATGCGTTTCTACACGTCTTGCACTGGCGACGGTTGTCAGGCGTGACGTAGAGGTTGCCACCAGACAGCGGGTGGTTGCGCACGCACTCCGTTTTCGTAGCGTTGCGCGCGGCAATAGACTCCCCGCGCAAGATGTTTTCTTGCGGCGTTACAGCTTCAAGGTGCGCCGGGTTTACACACAGACGGTTCCTGCACAAGTGGTCTATGTGCAACCCACTGGGTATCTCACCCTTGAAATGCTCGTAAAACAGTCGGTGCGGCAGTTTTGTTTTTCCACCGACAGTGGTTTTGCCGTAGCCGTTGAGCGCGACAGGACCCCTCCAGTTCCAGCAGGTGCCGCTGGTATCAACGTCAACCACGAGCATTCTTTCCACAGTGTTTGCGGGGCGCCCCATATCACACCTTCCTGGTGTAGTCGTACCATTTCGACGAAACTTGCCCGGCGCCACCAAGCAGCGAGCCGGCAGCGCTCATCTGCGAGTTCAGTGCATCGGCACGCCCTTGGGCGAGTGCGTTCTGCCCACGAGCTCGCAGGTTCCAGGCTTCGCGCCGGGCGTTGTCGCGCGTGGTGGCCACGTCCGACTGCGTGAAGAAATCCGTCTGGTCCTGCAGGTCGGCGGCGGTGCCGTAACCAAGATCCAAGCCTTTGCTGGCCAGGTTCACGCGCTGGGCGGACTTGAGCGCCGCGCCTTTGCGTTGCACGTTGATGGCTTCTTCTTCGCCGCGCTTGATCGCGTCCTGCGCCGCGTACTCGGCCATCTTGGCGTTGTTCTCGGCGGTTTTCTCGGCAACCTTGCTCTGTTGGTACATGCTGCCCACGGACATTGCGGTGCTGCCCACAGTGGCGGCCAATGTTATGGCCTGGGCGGCGGTCATCGCCGACGACATTCCAAGCGCCGTGGCCCCCGCGGCGGTGCCGGTACCGATCCCGGTAGCAGCGCCCGCCAGTAGGCCTAGAGTTACGGGTTCACACATGGTCAGGCTCGCAGTTCAAACGGGTGGAAGGGTTCACCCAGCGCGCCGTAGGGGACCGCTGCGTGCAGCGTGAACCCCAGACGGCGCAGCCAGCGCACACTGGTGGTGTTGCGCGCGTGCACAAAATTCACCAGGTGCGGGAACGCCTTTAGCATTTGGGCAATGTACTCGGGCGTGCTGCGGACAAGGATACGCTGGTTCGCATCCAGCACCGGCGTGCCAAGCATCCAGGGGGAGCCAATGCCGTTCAGCATGTCGATAGGCGCGACGCCCAGGATCGCGGCGAGTTCACCGTCCACCCACCCGCTCCAGCACAGCAGCGAGCGGCGCACGCTGGCCTTGATGCCTGCCTCGACGTCGGGGCGCCCGTAGGCCTCGCACTCGGCAAGGTCTGAGGGGCGAAGGTTTGCGATGAGGTGCTCGACGTCGCCGGGCGCGGTGGGTCGGATCAGGACCTCAGCCACCGCTTTGAATTTCCAGCGTCATCGAGAGCACGGTCAGTGGCAAGGGCAAGTCTTGCCGCACGCACAGCGCCGCGTCCTGGTTCCAGCTCGGGTCGATCGACAGCGACAGCTCGCCGTCGCGCAGCGCGGGCGGGCTGCCATACGGGTCGGTAATGGCGCGCGCGGAGTACTCGCGCAAACGGTCGAACGTGGGTCCCGCCTTGATCACGCTCGACTGCGACACGCGCAGGTGCACCTTGTTCACGTTCTTGACCATGCCCTGCCCTGCGGCCTGCGCGCCTTCCATGGCGAGTGGCAGCGTGCGCAGATCGGCGGTAATCGGCAGCCCGATGTGCACCAGGCTCGCGGCCGTGCCGAGCACGACCTGGCCACCTGTGACGACCTGGCGCGCCTCGACCGCGCCGTCGGCCAGGATGTCGACCGTCTTGCCCTCGAGGTGCGTGAGCCCGCTGATGGTGGTCGCGGGCGCGCCGCTGTAGGTCAGGCCCGAGTCGACGAAGAACGCATCCTCGAGGTCGACCAGCATGCGGGTGTGCAGGCGTTCGATGTAGCGCAGCTGGCTGGCACCGATCGTGCGGCGCACCACAGCGTAGAGCACGTCCTCGTTGTTCTCAGGGACCACGCACACCGACTCGAACTGGCCGTCGGTGTCGTGCGCGTGCCAGCCGTAGACCTGCTGGTCGGGCACGTAGGTGAGGCCCAGCAGCGTACCGTCGTCGCGCACGGCCCAGGCGATCGAGTCGGGCGCGCGGCTGTAGGCGAGCTCACTGACGCTGAACCCGTTGAACCGGTGCGGGGCCATGATCGAGGCGTCGACCGTGCGGTAGCTGTTGGCCTCCCAGCTGTAGGACAGCTCACGGATGCGCGAGCCCTGCGCCTGCACGTAGAGGATCGAGCCCGTGGTCACCACCGGCTGCACGTTGCTCGCGCCGGCGTAGCCCTGGGGTTTGATGGTCACGCTGGTGGGCGTGATCGCGGGCGCGTTGTCGGAGTAGATGCGGAACTCACCGCCGGCGGTGAACGCGATCAGGTCGGACAGTGCGACCAGGTGGCGGATCTTGTTGTACTGGCTCGAGGCAATGCGCAGCTCCATGCCGTCGGCTTCACGCGAGGGGATCGAGCTCGTGAGGTTCGACTCGGTGCCGGTGCGCGTGGCAAACAGCACCTGGGGCTTGTCGTTGGTGCCGGCGAACCAGCGGCGCTGCTCGTGGTAGGTGGTGGCGGCCGGGAAGTCGTCCGTGCCCGAGTTCAGCGCGATGATGTCCTCGGGCGGCGAGGAGCTGGTGTCGGGCAGCACGTTGTCGTCCACGATCGACAGCTCAGGGATCGAGGCGGTGCCGATGACCGCGCTGTCGGTCGAGTCGGTCACCGACTCGTAGGTGAACGTGCTGCCCCCGGTCACGGTGATGACCCAGGCCCCGTTCAGGCTCGCCACGCCGGTGGCCTCGATCAGCACCAGGTCCTGGTTGGCAAAGCCGTGCGCGGCGGTGGTGGTGACGGTGACGGTCTTGTCGCCCGCGCCGGGGCGGTCGATGGTGCTGATGGTCTTGGTGACGACGCCGGTGTTGGGGCGGGCCTGGCCGATGTAGCCGTAGATGCCGCCCCTGAGCTTGTAGGCGTTGTAGCGCGTGGCCGCGCCCACCGCTGACCAGGCCAGGGTGTTGTAGTTGCCGGCGAGCGTCAGGTTGTTGCTCACGGCCTTCGGGGTCGAGGGCAGCGACTCGGTGACGCCGTCGGCGCCCACGGTGGTGACCACGTACTTCTGCGTGGTGAGGTTGGTGCCGGTGGCCACGGTCGCGGTGACGGCCAGCGTGGTGGGCGCGTTGGTCGGTGCTGCGAACGACAGCGTGGTCAGCGTCCAGGTGGTGGCGCCCAGGCGCTTTAACTCGCGCGTGGCGTAGCTCGGGTGCGCGATCGTGATCACGTCGGCCGACTGCGTGTAGTGCAAGTCGAACAGGTCCGCGCCGGTAAACGGCGTGGGGATCTGGTACTCGCCCGTGGCCGGCAGCAGGTACCACTTGCCTGCGGCCAGGTCGGTCGCGAACGTGCCCGAGGTGTGCGCGGTGGTGCAGTAATACTTGCTGCCCCCCTGGGCGACCAGGGCGCCGATTGTGTAGGCCGTGGTCGTGAGCCAGGCGGCGGGCGTGGGCGAGAGCAGCGTGGCGCCGTTGATGTGGAAGCGCACGTACAGGTGCCCGAACTCGATCACGGCGGTTTGCTCGGCGCTGAACGTGAACGGGATTAAGCGCACGCGCTGCGCGGAGTTGCCCGCTGCACGAATGAACTCAAAGCCCGGGCGGCGCGTGGCGGGGCCGTGCGGCAGCGTGATGAAGTTGCGCGCCAGCGCCAGGCCCGTTTGGTACTTCGTCAGGTCCAGGCGGCCGGCAAGCTCGGGCGTGATCTCGCCGCCGGCGAACGAGCGGAGCAGGAACTTGGTGCTCATGCGCGCACCGCCAAGAGGGTGGGCTGCGGCAGGTTGTCCACGCTCGAGGCGTTGGCACTCGCCGTGGCGGACACATCAGCGAGGGCCATGGCACGCTGGCGCATCGAGTCGCCGATGCGCATGCCGTCGGTGCCCTTGATGATGGGGCCGGCGAGGTAGGAACTGAGCAGGTACGAGAAGGTGCTGGTGAAGCTCGCCGTGAACTTGGTCGAGTCGGTCACGTCCTGCACGTACACCAGCACCGCGTCGGGCTCGTTGGTCAGGATCACCTGACCCTCGATGTCGTAGGGCGCGCTGTCGCGGTCGTCGGTGTGGGGCTCGACCACCAGGTCTTGGGTGAACACGGTCACCGCGATCGAGGGGCGCAGGATGCGCAGCGCGCGCAGGCAGTTGGAAGGTTTGGCGTAGGCGTAGGCCCAGATCGTGCTCGGGTTGGTGACCTGGGCGAGCGCTTGGCGCTTCAGTGCAAAGGCCCAGTTGCCGGGCTCGAGCATTTCGGTGCGTGCCAGGTCGTAGAAAATCGCGCAGTGGCCGGCCTCGACCGAGCCGTCGGGCGGGCTAATGCTTGAGACGCGGGCTTCTGAGCCGATATGGCTCAGGGCCATGTTGCAGATCTGGGCGACTGAGGCCATGACATTCTCCTGATGTCGGCAGTGTAGAAGGCACGCTGCGCGCCACGGACACGCAACAAAAAGGGGTACCCGTTGTGCGGGTACCCCTTGATGCAGTCAGCGACCGCCGATCAGGCCAGGTCGGCCTTGTCGGCGTGGGCCTGGAGGAAAGTTTTAGTTTCTTCCTTGCCCGCCTGCGACAGGGCTCTTGGCTGCGGCTTGGTTGGCTTTACCGTCTTGGCCTGGGCCTTGACGGTTTCAGCCGACGTAAACCACGTGCCACGGTGGCCCTCGGCCACCTCCACCGCGTCACCCACACGCACGCGGGAGCCGTTGTGGAAGGCTGGTTTGATGGCGATCACTTTCATGCCGTCACCTCATCAAGCCTGGAACGGCGCGTCGTAGCTCTTCCAAGCGGCGACATCGTGCGTCAGGAAGGCGTTGATCTTGCCGGCGGTCGTGGTCGTGGTGCCGGTCACGGCCTGCACGGCCAGGTAACGCTCGTAGGCCTGGCCCTCCATTGGCAACGCCACGATCACGGGCACAGCACCAGCGCTCAGCGCGGCGTCGTTGGCGGAGGCGTCGTCCGTCACAAAGTCGCGAGACTTGTAGTGCACGGTCTGGGTGCCGTTGGTGGCGATGGTGTCGGTGCTGTCGGAGACCAACTGGAAGGCGATCGTGCCGGCGCTGCCGCCGGTGATGATCTCCGTGTCCACGGTGATGACCAGATACATCGGCTCGCCGTTGCCCATGTCGCGGGCGGTGGTGAGGTCGATGATGTCGCCGATGTTGGCGGTGCCGGCAGACGCGGCCACGCTGACGGCGTCAGCGAACTCGAGAGTGTTGTCAAGAATCATGATGTGTTTCCTTTAGTGTTCGGTGACGGCCGGTTAGACAACGCGCGACTCGGTGTTAACCAAGGCGTCAGTGCGGCGCACGGGGATGTCGTCAAACGTCATCACCCGTTCGCCGGCCACGGTTTCCCAGGTCAGGTTCGAGCCGACCTTTTCCAGGATGCCCAGGCGCAGCTTCTCGCGCAGGCGACGGTTCATGTAGAACGCGGCGCGGCCCTTGCCCAGCTCAGGAATACGCTCGCTCGCCTGGATCATCCAGCTGATGATGTTCTTGGTGTCGGCCAGCGTGTTCAGAGCGGACACGTCGATGTTGGCGATGCGCACGAAATAGCGCCAGTCGCGGATCGTCAGACCACAGTCCCAGCGGTAGTGGGTGCGGTAGGCTTCCATGCGGCCGCCGGCACCGTCGACGTTTTCGACCGTTACCTGGCCTTTATCGGTCATCTGCAGGCCACCCAAAGAGCCCTTGGGGTAGATGCCGTGGCCGGTCTGGCTGCCCCAGACGCACAGCCAGATCGAGGTCAGGTCGGTGTCGTTGCCAGCGGCGTCGATGATGTTGTCGCCGTTTTGCGCGCTCAGAGAGTTGTAGCGTGGAGCCAGGCCGGTGAAGGCTTCTGGCTCGGTGCCCTCGTTGCCGTAGAACAGCGTCGAGGCCATTTCCTGACCCATGCCTTCGATGTGGGCAGCGTCTTCGGACAGGCGGAAGGCAGCGGTGTTGCCGTTGAGGTCAGCCAGTGCCTTGTCGACTTCGGCGTAGGCCTCGAGCATACCGGCGGAATCGGTCACCTGGACGGTGGTCGACTTGGTGGGCTGCACGCCACCGTAGAGCTTGCGCCACGTGGGAGTGGGCAAGCCGGTGCGCACGGTCGTGCGGTGGCCGGTAGGCAGGTTGCCTTCGACCATCGACAAATCATCCAGTACGGGGTTGGTGGCGTTCAGAATTTCGACGATCGAAGCGATCTTGCCATCGGGGTCGAGGCGCTTGGCGACGTCGAGGAGCGTCGGGTTGTTTGCGGCGAGAGTAGCCATGGTGAATTACCTTTCAGTTCATTGTGGGAAACATCTTTTTGGCCGGGTCGTTGGTGGCGTTGCCTTTTGGCGAACCGTTCACGAATCGGTCCTCACTGATCGCTTTGCCGACCTTGACCGCCAGCTTGACGACCTCGGGGTGGTTGCCCAGCCCGGTGCTGTTGAGCAGCGCCTTCAGCTCGGGAGAGCCAAAGGTGTCGATCGCTTTGCGTGCGACGCCGAGGTTTTCTGCGAGCTTGTCGCCGCCGATTTCTTTGTCGGTTTTGACTTGCTCGGTCCAAGTTTCGACGAGCTTGGCGTGCGCTTCTGCCTGACGGGTCGCCATCTTGGCGCCGATGTCAGCCAGCTTTTGCGCCGCGGCCTGGTCGAGCTTGAGCTCCTTGGCAATCGCGGTGAACTCGGAGGCGGCTGCCTGGTCGAGTTCCACTCCGTCGGGCATCTTCAGATCGTAGGACTCGGGCACCACGGGTTCCGTGGGTTTCGCGTCCTGCGTGCCTGCAGCAGCGTCGGCCGAAGCCGGTGCCGCTGTGCCCGCTGCGGGTGCAGCAGTGCTATCAATCGTTGTCGGTTCCCCAGCGTCGGTGGAAGGTGTGCTGGTCGCCGCGTCTACGTCATTCATCTCTGGCCTTAAATTCCTTGAGGACTTTCATGTACCCGTCGGGCGCTGCTTCAAGCAGTTCAGCCGTCAGAAACAGGCCTATGTGCCGCTTGCCCTCACTGAAGGCCATCACGGACCCTGAGTGATTGAACGATGAGCGGAATACGCCGGCTTCCTCCAGCATGCGACTGATGATGCGTCGCCCTTGCGGGTGGCCTAGCAACCAACGGAGATCCTCAAGCTCTTTGCGTCGGCGGTCGCGCGCCCCCGCCTCATCGGCTTCGGCATCGCGCTCCTGGCGCTTCAGGTCTGTTGGGTCGTCGTAGGTAGCCACGCGCGCATGGTAGGGCGCGCTGTTTAGCTCACGGATACGATGCCTTAGCGTCGCTGGCCGTTGATCTCGTTGATCGTGACGATAAGCCCCGGCATCGCCGGTCGCACGGGCGCGGTGCGCGCGTCGGTGTGCTCAATGGCAATCGTGTTGTAAGGCGTCGACCAAACGAGCTGGACGTAATCGCCCGCGTTCAAGTCCAGGAAAAAGTTCCAAGACGCCACCGCTTTGCCACTGACCTGGCCGTGCTTGTCGGGCACGGTCAAGTCGGTGCAGGAGCTGGCCACGTCAACCCCATTCACGCGCAACCATACGCTCACGGCGTAGGCGCTCGACTCGGGGTTGGCGAACACCGCAGAGAACTGCAGGTTGTAGCTGGCGCGACGGGAGATGTTGAAGCGGGAATCGTTGCTCAACGTGATGCCACGTTCAAAGCCCACCGTGTCGCAGGTCATCGTCGTGGCCGTGTCGGCGTCCGCGCTCTGATCGGTCAGGGAGTACCAGGTGCCGGTGGTTGGCACCAGGTAGAGCTCGCTGTTGTCCGGATCGCGCAGGCCGACGATGTCGCCCGTGGTCCCGTCGTACAAAAAGGCCGTGCCGTGGCGTAGGCGCATGTCAGGCTCCAGTCATTGCAGGGCTTGGCGTGTTGTATCCCATCAAGCCGTTCATCACGTCCTGCAGGTTGCCGGTGTCGATCTCGCTCGCGGTCTTCGCCGACTCCACCACCTGCGGGGCGGTGGCAGCGGACTGCTGTGCCTGCAGTGCAGCGGCGCGCTGCTGGCGCACTGCCGCGACCTGGGTATCGGGAATGATGATTTTCGGGTTGACGCCGTACGCTTCGCCGTAGTCGTCGACGATCTGGTCGAAGTCGAGCTTGTCGAGCACCTCAGGCCTGACCGCGGCCATCTGGCTCACGGTGCCGAGCAGTCGATCCATGCCCTGAGTCGCAACCGCACGTTGAGCCTGGGCCAGTACGCTGATGAACTCAACGTTGAGGTCCATGCCCTCGAGCTCGGGCGGGGCCTCGGGCAAGATGTTGGCACGGGCCGCGAAGTCGAACGTCAGATCGACCAGCGGGGACAGCAGCTCGTTGTGCAAACGCTCGAGCACGGGGCCGAGCATCAAGAGCTTTTCCTCGTGGCGCTCGGCCACCTCGGTGGCGGTGATGCCCGAGCGGTTGTCGTTGGCCAGCATCAGGAACAGGTCGGCGTAGTAGGACGAGCGGATGCGCTCGCGCACGTCCTGAATGTCCACCATCAAGTGCTGCAGGTTCAGGTTCACCTCGAACGCTGAACGCACACCTTGCTGGGTGCCCATGCTGTCGACGTAGAACACGCCGCCCGGCAATCGCGCCTTGGCCGCTTCCTTGTACTTGGTCGGCACCTGCAACGGTGGGTTGACCTGGTAGTCGATCGCCTGTCCCTTGCGCAGCTGCTGGTGCTGCAACTGCTTCACATCGCCCAGGCACTCCATGCCAGGCGAGGTGCCATAGACATCGTTGCCCGTGACGACCCAGCGCGGGGCCAGCACCGGGAAGCGCTCAAAGCCCGACTCGGACAGGAACTTGTCGTTCTGATCTTTGCCCGGCTCGATGTAGCAGGAGGCAAAGCGCATGTTCTTGCCGTCGCGCTTGGTGTAGTCGCGCGCTTTGCGAGGCTCGACCATGTGGATCACATCCACCCAGGCGTCGTAGTTGCCGCGGTCGAACAGGTTGCGCACCGTGACGCTGCAGTTTTCTTTTCCGAACTGCTCGACCATCTGCGCGACCGTGAGTTGGAACTCGCGGCACAGCGTGTCGACCTCGCCCTTGCTGTTGGTCGAGAGCGCGTACTCGCCGACCGTGAGCGGGTAGTGGTGGATCACGTTGTCGAAATCGGGCAGCACGATCGAGGCACCGGTACCGAACAGGCCCAGCTCCTCGTAGATCGTGTGCAGGCTGCGGTAAGTGTTGGAGCTCGCGAAGATCGCACGCAGCAGTGTGGCGGTGTCATGCAACCAGGCGCGGACCGGACCCGACTCCATCAGGTCCTTGTCTTTGATCTCCAATCGAAACCAGGGCCTGGCCGGGCTCGTAACACCCGACATCAGGCCCGCGGCCAGCGTGCGAGCGCCGAACACGGCGGTGTTGTCCAGGATGTGGTTCGCGCGCTTGTCGCCGCGGTTGCGATCAGTGACGACGAACCGCCCAGCCCGCGGCTGCTGGTAGTCACTGATCTCTCGCCAGTGAGTAATCCAGCTCGAGCGTTCGTTCCACAGCGCGCTTTTGCGCGAGAGGATGCGCTGGCGTTGGTTGAGCGGTTGATCCATTACTGACCGAGCAGAGTAGTTTTGCCAGTGGTTAGCGCGCCCGAAGCCACGCCCGAAGGCCCGGTCAACAACGAGCCGCCCATCATGCCGCCGACACGGTTGCGGCGCGCGTTGGCGGCCAGGTTGGCGCTGTCAGGCTGTTTGATTTCCTGAGGCGGCGGCGGGGGTGGTGGAATAGTGGGCGATGACATGCACAATTTTGCTCTCCCAGTTAGGGCTTTGCGGCATTGTGCTGGGCGCGCCAGGCAACACGGACACCCCCGACTTACATCCGTGCGTAGGGGTCGTATTCCAATGGGCTCTCGTCGATGACAGGCAAGCCCATGGCCCGAGCCCTGGCCTGAGCGCTGTGGTCTTGGTAAACCGGGAACGCGAACGTGAGCGCCAGCGCATCGCCTAAGTCGGGGCTGGGCAGGCCTCTGCCCTTGATGTCGTCTTTGCTCTCGAGCTGGATCTTGTCGGCCGGCGTGAAGCGGTAGGTCGGCGCGGCCAGGTCCTGCTTGAGATCGACCAGGTCAGGGATCGCCCCACCGGCACGCAGCCAGTCGCGCACCTCGAACCACATCTCGGCACGCTTGTTGAGGTAGCGGGCCTGGCTTGGCGAACCGCTGAAGTGCACCTCGATCACGTCATGGTGCAGCTGGCGCAGGCGGTCGATCACGCCGGAGCCGTTGCCTGCGTCGATGAACACTGCATCGGGGCAAAACAGCTCGATCTGCTGCGCCACCTTGTCGGCCAGTGCCATGTTGTCCAGCCCACGAAACACCTGAGGCGGACGGGCATAGAGACCCTGGCGGCAGAAGATCACGCTGCGGTCATCACCAAAGCGGGCCGGGTCCACCCCCATGACCTTGGCGGCGTAGGTGTACTCGTCCTTGCGCAGGTGGCGCCGGCAGGCCTCGTTCACGTCGGTCAGGCTCATCAGCTGGTCATCGCCCGAGGCGGCGAAGTCGCACAGCATCTCGCGCTTGAACGTGTTCTCGTCGACCGATTGGCGGTAGCGCTCAACCTCGTCGGCATTGAGCGCCTCGGTGTCGTACACGGTGTAAAGCGCACTGTGCCAGTCGGATAGATCACGGCCCTTGAAGAACAACTCAGAAAACAGGTTGATGCCGTGCGGGGTCCCGATGAACAGCGCCCAGCCCAGGCGGTCGGCCAGCGCCGGCTGCAGCACCTCGCGCCAGGTTTCCGCTTTTATGTCGGCCACCTCATCCATCACCACGCCGTCGAGGCGCACGCCGCGCATCGCTTCAGGATTGTCGGCGCCGTACATGCGGATGATCGCCCCGTTGCTGCGCAGTCTGACCCAGAGTTCGGACTCGTTGACCTCGGCCAGGTCGCAGAGGACCAAGGGGGCCACGATCTGCTTTAAGCGCGCCCAGGCAATGGCCTTGGCCTGCTTCAGCAAGGGCGCGACGTAGAAGAACAGGCCAAGCTCGAGCTGGCACCGCAGAGCGCTGTCAAGCAGCTGGCGCAGCGCGAGCTCCGTCTTGCCGGCCCGGCGGTGCAAAGCGAGAACGGTAAAGCGCTTGCGGTTGAGGTGGCATTCGCGTTGCCACTCGCGGGGCCGGTAGCCCAGGTCGATTGTCTTCATGCCGCGCGCAGGTACAACGGGATAAGGACCAAAGCACTACCCGCCACGGTTGCCACGGCATCCCAGACGTCGGGCGTTCCTTTGCCGCTGTAGTCGATGATCTCTTTGCCAACCGCGGCCAGCACGCAAACCACCAGCACCAGCCACAGAGGCGCCAGTAACGCCATCACGGCGGCGATCGCAGCGCCATACGCCAGATGATTGGCCTTATCGTGGGGCAGCATGGGCAGCCTCATGCTAAGTCGCTGTGATCGTCACTCAGCGACGGCACGCCGGTCGCAATCAGCACCTGGGCCGCGGGCAATGCCGCACCGTCGGCCCCCGTGAGCTCCTTGCGCTCGGCATACACGGTTTTTCTGCGACCCTTGAGAAACAGTGCCAGCAAGGCGTCGCTGTAGACGCGCTCCGAGCCCACCAGGCTACCCTGGTGCCAGACACCCTTGTCGGTGCCCTCCACGGCCCGCCTAAAGGCCTCCTGCTCGGCCTTATCGATGCCCGCCTCCATCGCATCGTCCCAGGCTGCCTTGAACGCGGAATCAATTTCGGCGGCGCGGTAGGCGGTCGACCGCTCAATGCCAACCGCAGCGCAGGCACGGGAGACCACCGGCACTTCACGCAGCGCGGTTAAGAAAACGGGTTTCCAGTCAAACGGTTTATTGGCCATGCCCCGAATTTAGCGGGCTGCTGCAATCACACGGACACGCGCACCAGTCGATCAATCATCTGCCCTCGGCGCCGACCGGTCGCAATGTGCGCGATGCAGGACTTGCTGACCTCAAACTTGACCGAGACCTCGGCGTAGCTCAGGCCCGCCTCCAACAGCGCCAGGACCTGATCAACCTCGTAGTCCAGGAGTTTGGCTCGCGGATGGTTCTCACCAATTCGCCGACCGTTCTCGTTCAGTGCAATGAGTTTCTGCATTCCAGTCCCTTTCTGCAAAAATTTTGCGTGTTCGTTGTGTTGCGTAGTCCTTCCAATCGAATACGTAAAACTTTGCACGTTCACCTTCATTTTTAGCCCCGATCCCTTCCTTCATCCTTCACGGTCTAAAGACCCGTGAAGGAATGAAGGAAGATTTTGGGATCTTCGCAAACCCTTCATTTCCTTCGTGAAGGGTGCCGTGAAGGATGAAGGGTCCTTGTTCTACGTGCAGTTTTTTGCACATTCACATCACCTCAATCGTGTTGGTGTCTGGATCAAGCCAGTAAGGCGCCTCGTCACCCCCCTCGCACAGCTTGTTCAGTGCCCGCCGTGCATTGCTTTTGTAGTTCCCTTTCTTGTCGGCCTCGACCCCATCGCGAGCCATCATTCGGCGCGCGGCCTCCTCCAGCACCGGCTTAATCTCAATGCCAGAGGTCTGCGCCTGGGCCATCTCTTGCAGAACCTCGTTGACCACCTTCTCGTTCTTGCCGAGCTTCCTGACCGGGCCACCCGCTGGCACTGCCGCCTCGATCACCACGCAGCTCGTGATCGGATCGAGGTCCTCATCAACCCCGATCTGCACCACGTCAAGATCAAAGCCCCACACCTGGCCATCCTCGCCGTCCTTCGACTTGGTGAGCTTCAGTGATCGGCCCGTCGCCTCGCGCACCACCTCGAGCTCTGCATCGGCCGCAGCGCGCAGGCCCGACCAGCCCCGGGCGCCCTTGCTGGCATCCTTGCCTGCGTGGTGGATCAGGATGATCATGGCCCCGGTCACTTCGTGAATGCGCTTGCAGTGCGTGAGCGCCTTGCCCACGTCCTCGCCTGCGTTCTCGTTGGCCCCTGGCATGACCTGGGCAAAAGTGTCGACGATGATCAGGTCCGCACCGCCCCAGGCCTTGACCGCTTTGGCCACGTCCACAGCGTCGGTCTTCTCCATCATGTTGGGTGCCGCGTGAATGACACCGATGTCGACCGTCGAGAGATCGACCTGGTTGTGCTGTGCATAGGCCACCAGGCGCTTGCGAAAGCCACCTGCGCCCTCCGCAGCGATGTAGGCCACCCTGCCCTTGCGCACCTTGCAGCCACGCCATGGCACGCCCCTGGCAATCGCCGCGGCCATGTCGAGGGCCATAAACGATTTGCCGGAGCCGCTGGCCCCGTACATGACCACGAGCTCGGCCTGGGGCAGCACGCCCTTGATCACCCAGCTGGGCGGCGCAACAGAAGCAAACTCATGGGCAGGCATGACCTGGAAGCGCAGCGACTCGGGGGTGTCCACGTTCTGGACATCCTCGACCAGGGTCTCGAACTCATCGGCCGAGGCCGGCGCGCTGAGAGTGATGCGACCGCCGTGCTGGTTGGCCAAGCGCACCAGGCTGCGGCCCGTGACCTGGGCCCCACCGCCCTTGCCGAACGAGCGCCAGCGCTCCTCGACATACTCACGGCTCGAGTACTTGCCCGAGCGCTGGCTCCACTCGTCCCAGACCTCGAGGCCCTCGCCCCGGGTCTCGCAGTGGATCGCCATGCCCACCTGCAGCCAGTCGTCGTAATGCAAGTCGGGCGGCAGTGCGTCGAGGCATTCCTGGATCTGTGCACCCGTCAGGCCTGCAGGCTCACCCGATGAGCCCGTCTCGAGCACAGGCTGGTGCTCACGCGCGAAACGCGACTTGTGCAGGGCGTAGACCTCATCGCTCAGGGTTGCGATCGCGTCGTCGTTGCCCAGCAGCTCAGTGATGTCGAGGGTATTCCCTGTAAACGTAACGAATCCGCGGGTGCTGAAGACTTCCATCCCGAAGTCTTCGCCGCGAATGCTCTTCCCGTTGCCGAGCTGGCCCTTAAAGAACACGCGGATCCCCTGGCCGCTGGGGCTGTACTCCGCGTAAGTGTTCTCGAGCAGCGCCTCAACCTCAGGGTGGATCTTGCCGCCGGTGATGCAGTTGTCGAAATCGAGAGCGCAGATGCCCCACTGCTGCAGGGCTGCGAAGCCGACACCGGAGAAGCCTCGGCGAGCTGCCGCGGCTTTGGCCGCGTCGAACGTGACCAGATTGCTGATGTCGGCGGGTCCGCCCTGCTCGCCGTGGCGCTTGCCACCGTTCGCGTAGTAAGGGACCTTGCGGGGTTTGCCGCCACCGGGCACTTCTTCAAACCGCCAAATGACCCAGGCCTGGAGATCACGAATCGCGGAAGGGGCTTCAACGTTGCGCAAGTGGGGAGTGATGTGGGCCACGTTCGTCATGCGATGTGCCCACAGCTAAAAGTAAAAACCATTTTCGGCTTTCATAAAAAAAGCCCTGGAGAGAACCCCGGTTGTCACACCCTGGGCTGCACCCAGTTGGGGCCCTCTCCAGGGCTTGCAGATTGATAGTGTGACAACTTGACTTTAGCAGAATGCAAAGTCCTATGGTCAAAAAGAAAGGCCCTTCTGTTCTGCAATCAGAGCCTCTTTTCGTTTGTTGCGTTTGGGCAATGGCAGCCAGGCAACGTAGAAGCCGTTATCTGCCCAGGGCCCTGTTGTGTGGATCCCACCGATCGTGAGCAGCTGGACCTTGGCACCGGCGCTGGGCCGAGGGTCACCGGCCGCGGGGTAGAAGTATTCGGCCATCCCGGCCTGGTATTTGATCTCGTCCATCAGACCTGCTCATCCGTTGTGTTCCCCCTTGCCCGGATAGCAGCACTACACCAAGTAGCGCCAACGTCTTCGCCTTTGTACTCAGCATCAATGTCATCACACACCCTTGCACACGCCTCACGCTCGGCTTCTGCAACGAAAGCGGCGAAGCGCTCAAGCTCTTTCTGAGTGATCGTCCAGAATCTGTTATGCCATGCGGGCGTCGTGTTAGGGCCGCAAGCTTGCTGCATCAGCTTGATGATGTCGTCTCGGGTCATGTGTTCTTCCTTGAATCAAACCTCGAAGCAGTGAGCGCGCAACCAAGCAGGGCACAGCGACACCTCGCCCCGCAACTTGGACAGCTCGGTGTATTGGCCGATCCAGGCGCCCTCTTCTCGTCTCACGAGAAAAAGGATGTTCCCGCTTGGAAGCATTAAGCGCATGCCCACGCGAAACCGGCGCGTGATCATTCGTCGCTGTACCGCCCGTTCGCTTGCATCAGTGCCGCAATGAACATGCCGACGCCCACACCTGCCCAAAGCACACAAAGTATTTCGAACCAGCTCATGTTCCGGTCTCCAGGTTCTGAACGCCCACGATCGGGAATTCGCTGATCAAGGCGCGCTCGCCCAGGCAGCGCTGTGCAAACTCGCACGCTCGACATGCTGCGACGATGTCGGTGCGGTAGACGATCGGCAGCCGCCCCTTGCTAGCCTTGGCCATGACCTTGGTCTCGCGCTCGATCGCGGCGCCGAGGTCGGCCGAGGCCTGGCGATGCCCGCCCGACAGTTGGTAGAGGTAGCCACGGCTGGTACCGCATCGCTCGGCCAGCAGCTGCTGCTCATCGGAGGTCGCGAGCGACATCCAGTTCTTGATGATGGAGATCGTTTTCATGGATCGAATCTTATAGCATTCTGTAAAGCCCTTGCAGCAAATTGCGTGAATTGCTAGTGTCTGGAAATGAAGTCTGTGTATGACACCCGCCGGGTAAACCTGCGCGCCCTGATCAACCAATGGGGTGGGCCTACGAGCCTGAGCCGGAAGCTTGGCCACTCGAACGGCAGCTACATCGCCCAGATCGCTGGGCCCCACCCCTCTCGCGAGATCAGCGAAAAAGTAGCGCGCGAGGTCGAAAGTAAGTTGGGGCTGCCGATTGGCTGGCTCGACCAAGACCACCCTGGCGGTGCGACGCAGCTCAATGACCAGGCATTAAGCGACTGTGTTAAGGCAGTAGCCACTGTATTACGTGACGCGGGTCTCCGACCGGACCCTGAAACGTATGCCAGCCTCGTTCAACTGACGTACGACAGAGCCAAGCTGCTGGGTCGGATCGACGAGCAGCACATCAAAAAACTGACCGACTTAGTCCGAGGGAGCGGGAAATGAGCAACGAAGAGATTCAACAAAGGATTGCGTACCTGGTCGAACATGGGGGCCTTTACGATGACCCCTTGGCCGACATACGCAAGACCGCGCGCACCGCAGTCTGGCTGGCCGCGGCGACGCTCGTCGTCCTGGCGCTGGTGTTGATCTTTCACCCGTAGCGCAATGCGGTGTTGTTAAAAAGGCCCGGAATCCCCGGGCTTTTTCTTGCCCTAGAGTTTTAGCATGTGCTACAGTCGTCACATGTTGTACTGATAAACAAACGAACGAAAGCACACCATGAACACACTCAACCGCATCCGCGCAGTTCTCTTCGGTTACCAAGTCTTTGCCCGTGACGAGATGGGGTGGGCTGCCTCTCACCACGCAAGTTCGTGGGACGAAGCGGTTGAGTGGGCCAAGTGCTACCCCGCCTGGGCTCACGTGACCGTGACCCGATTCTGGCGGGTGGTATCTGTTCGCCACGCTGCTTAATCCCATCAACCTGTAACCACTACTTACATCATGACCACCCCGACCCCCGCCCAGCAGCTGCTGGTAGACCTGAAGCCCGTCTTCGATCGCTGCCGCGAACGGCTCGCTACCCTGGACCCTGAACTGCTGGCCGGCCTGGCCGCGCTGGATGTGCTCGAGGATTTGGTCGAGCTGCACAATTCCTGTTTCGGCTTCGTCGACACTGACGAAGAGCACGAAGCCCTGGCCCGGATCGTCCGCCGTGCCGCCGATATCCGTAACGAGGCATACCCACAATGAACCAAACCCGCCAATCCCACCTTCTCGGCCTGCTGGCCCAGGGTCACCCCTTCAAGGTCTCAGTGATCTTGACGTCTATCTTGTTCAATGTTCCCGCTCACGTCATAGAGCGTGAGTTTTATCGCTAACCCCTGAAAGGCAATCATGTACCACGACGATTTCGAACCCAAAGATCACACCCCCTCCCGCACTGAGCGATTCCTCAGCTGGGGCCTGGCTGTTTCCCTCGGGGTTGTGTTCGGCCTACTGCTGGTGTTTGGGCTTTCCGCATGACCACGATTCAAAAGACCGACGCCTGGGAGCTGGAAGTCGAGACAAAGGCAGGACCCTACGGCACCACCGTCCTGTTCCTGTCGTATGTCCCGACCGCCCGAAGGCCAGAGAAACAAACGCAGTTCAAGCTCTTGCTACAACGGGCTGAGCTCGAAACCCTGCAAAAAGTTTTGTCTGACGCTTTAGCATCCGCTACACTTTAAATCTGAATTGCCAAAGGACACCGCCATGATTCAAGTCACCCTCACCTTCAAGTCGATCGAAGCCGCCCGCCAGGCGTTGCTAGACATTCCAACCAGCGCCCTGGTCGGTGGTCCTGCGCCGGAGGAAGCCCCCGCCCCAAAGCCGGTGAAGGCTGCGAAGCCTGCCCCCGCGCCGGTGGTTGCCCAGCCCCCAGTTATTGCGGAGCCCGTGGAGGCCCCAGCCCCGGCCGCTGCGCCCGTCACACCTGAGCCCGGCATCGACTACCCCACGCTGCAGAAAGCGGTTTTCGCTCTTGCTGCGAAGAGCCGCGACGCTGCTGCTGCGGTGGCCGCTCATTTTGGCGTTAAGACGTTCAAGGAACTGCCCGCCGACAAGTGGGCCAGTGCCCTCGAGGCCGTGCAGGAGCGCATCGCAATCCTGGAGGCCTGAGCCATGACCCGCGAGCAACTCCAGGCATTGCAGTGGGCGGTAAGCACGGCTGCGGAAACGCGAGGCGCGCTTACGGGTGGCCCTCCCGAAGAACTGACCGAATTCGACGACCTCCTGCGTGTTGCGCAAGAGGCTTTGAACGAGATCCTCGAACGTCGGGGGCTGCAATGACTGCCGCACACTCCACCTGGTCCGCCTCGGGCTTTGAGCAAAAGATGCTCTGCCCTGGCAGCCACGTCCTGCAGGCGGGCCTGCCCAACACAAGCAGCAAGTACGCAGCCGAGGGCACCGCTGCGCACCTGGTGCTCACGTATGCGCTGCAGGAAAGCCGTCCAGCATCGGCGTATGTGGGTCGACTGCTGAAGGTCGAGGGCTTCGAGTTTGAAGTCGACGAGGACATGGCCGGGTACGTCCAGACCTGCATCGACTACGTCCAGGACGCTGCCGGCGAGGGCATGATCCTCGTCGACCAGCGCGTGAACTACGCCAGTTATCTCGATGTGCCTGAGTCCACGGCCTGGGGCACCGCTGACGTGATCATCATCCGGGACGAAGAGCTCATCGTGGTCGATTTCAAATATGGCCGCGGTGTCGATGTGCGCGCCGAAGAGAACCCCCAGCTGATGCTCTACGCACTGGGCACCGTCGCGCAGTACGGCCTCGCGGCTGACTTCTCCCGGGTCCGCGTAGTGATCAGCCAGCCACGCATTAAGGCTGCGCCTGTCGAGTGGGATCTCACGGTCGAGGAGCTCGAGACCTGGGGCCGGACCGTTGGCCGCTCCGCGGTTCTCAAGTGCCAGGCTGCCGAAGGGCTGCATGGCGCAGAGGCCTGGGAATCCACATTCCTGAGCCCTGGGGAAAAGCAGTGCAATTTCTGCAGAGCAAAGGCCACCTGCCCGGCGTTGCGCAACGAGGTAGCCGAGACTGCGCTGGAGTTTGTCCCGGCGACTCCGAGCGAATTCACGTCGATCACCATTGACGAGGTTCTGACGCCCTACGCGCATGACCCCGCCGACTGGCTTTCAACGTGCCTCACCAAGGTCGACCTGATCGAAGGCTGGTGCAAGTCGATCCGTGCAGAGGCCGAGCGCCGTCTGCGGGTTGGCGACCAGGTGCCTGGCTTCAAGCTCGTGCAGGGCAAGCGCGGGAACCGGGCCTGGTCGAACGTAGCGGATGCTGAAGCCTACCTGCGCAAGTCGGTCCGCCTGCCTGTCGAGAAGGCTTACGACATGAAGCTCATCAGCCCAGCCACGGCCGAGAAGCTGGCCAAGGCCGGCGACATCGGTGAGCGCCAGTGGGCCAAGGTCCAAGAACTCATCACCCAGAAAGACGGGGTGCCACACGTGGCCCCTGAATCCGATTCACGTCCGGCGCTTGAGATCAAGCCGGTCGCTGAAGACTTTGATCTCATCGCTTAACCAACCCACTAGGAGATATTCACATGGCAACTATCAACAACCCCACCGGCCGCATCATGATCAAGAACGTGCGCCTGGCATTCCCCAACCTGTTCGAGGCTGCATCCGTCAACGGCGAGGGCGATCCACGCTTCGGCGCCACGTTCATCATCCCTGGCGATGACAAGCAGCTCGCCGCCATCAACGCAACGATCGAGGCAGTTGCAAAAGAGAAGTGGGCCGCTAAGGCCGACGTCAATCTCAAGGCACTGCGCGGCAGCGGCAAGGTTGCCCTGCGCAACGGCGATGAGAAGTCGAACTATGACGGCTTCGAGGGCAACTATTTCATCGCCGCCAGCGCCAAGGCCAACGCACGCCCGACCGTGGTCGACGGTCAGCGCCAGCCGCTGACTGAGCGCGACGGCAAGATCTACGCAGGCT